CGGAGTTAAACGAGACGGTCGTGAGCATACCAGAGCGCGGAAACTGTCGCGCCTCGATGCCTCCGATATAAGAGACAGTTTGGCGGACAGCCTGCGGGTCCATGACTAGACCTGTCGCCTCTGACATGCGGCCATTGCCGCCAGCCAGCTCGAGCAAGGTTGAGCCGATTGTCAGGGTGGCGATCAAGGTGCAGTTACTGCGGCAACGGTGAATAGTGCGTTAGGTGCGCCGGATGTGAAGGTGCGTTTGGCGACGAGGTTCACGGTTCCGGCCCGGTTTTCAGTTGGGGAGAATCTGCGTTGAACGTCGATGATTTGGGCTGATGCAAGGTTAAGATTTAATCCTCCGATGCTCTCTGTCACGATTTGGAATGGCGTTCCAGTTAGTAGTTCAGCTCCAATCGGATTACCAAGCCACTGATCCCATTCATTCGGTGAGATACCAACTGGGATGAATGATGCAGAGACTCCAACATTTGCGAGCGCCATATCAACGGTTCCGATTCCATCGACGATGATCGGCGTGAGAGAAAGGTCGAACGAAACGTCGAATCCGGCTTCGGAGAAGAATGGAAGATCATCCTCCCATTTGCCAGTATAAGGCCCAGCAATTACAAGTAGTGGATTAAACGATGTTCCGATTGATCCGCCTGCTTCTATCGAGAAATACGATTGAACATCTCCAGCATCTGTCGATATTGCCGACAACCCTGTAAATTGCACCGATCCAAAAGCCGTGTTTGTCGCCGTGCAACGGATGGACGGCATCTGAGTGATGGCGGCGTTGTCAATTCTATATGTCGCATCTGTCGCAACAATCACCAAAGGCTTGTCAGTCGCGCCATAGATACCAGCTCCGATTGTAGTAGCTCCATACGGGAAAAGCACGGTCAACGATTCAATCTCGCCCACTGGTTCAAATTCGACAACAACTGAAAGGTCTGTCTTGCCTCGTCCGATTAGCCCGTAAGCGTCAGACTGCTTATCAAACGACGATTGATTGACGGTTAGCGTCACGCCTCCTTTAGAGTAAAAGGTCGCGCCGTCATAGGTGATTTTACAAGGTCCACGGACGATAGTTGTGCGGTCGAAAGCTGCCATATTTTTATCTGGTTGGTTCTGCGGTTGATAGGCCCACGGGCAAGGAGAATGTCACAACTTTTTGCAACATTGACTCGTTTGTCTGGGGTTCCATATTCTGAAAAATCATGACGCCACCTGAAAGAGCGGCGTCGTTTTTGTCCATCGGCTGAGTGTGATGGAGGATGCGGGCGACTGCCTCGGCAATCTCTGTGCATGATGGTGTTTTGCCCGGTTTCGAGCGCCACACGGAAGGGATCTCTGAAACGGTTACTTTGAACTGCGAGCCTGATAGGTAAGGCCCAGGTGTGTCTCCGCTGCCTGCCTCACCTGACTCGAAATGCACGAGTGCAAATGCGCCTGCGGATTTCATCGCGTTGAGGATGCTTGTCTCAACATCCTTGCCGTCTTCCACGAGGATGGGAATCTTTGGCACGGTGCGGAAAAACGCGTGATCCTCTAGCGTCTCAGCGATGCTGTCGATGATTTGGCGGATGAGACTCACGGCGCGGTTGAGAAATCCATTAGGGTTGCGCCTCCATAGCGGAATGATGAGGCGGATGATACGGCGAATGATGCGGCCCCTGTATCGTCGGAATCGGCATCGTTTTTTGCTAGGTCGTCCATGTAATTCTCAGCGGTTTCAACGGCGATCTTGCGGTCGTCGCCGTTAAACTCTGCGAGAGATGGAAAGGCTTCGGATAGGAGCCTTCGAGCGAGCGCGTAACCGTGGCGTTGCGAACCTGGGGGAACACTGCGGCCCGTGTTAGATACTGGGACAAGGCCACGTTTGCGGCGTCCAGAATTGACTCTAGCGACGATCTCTTGTGCCACTTGCGCAAGGATCTCCTCCAGTTTGGCCTCAGGTGCGGGTGATTCAGCAAGCAACGATTCAAACTCGTCGGATGCGAGTCTGTCACGGAGTCCATCGGAGGTTAGGATTACCCAAGGCATATAAAAAGGGGGTGAGGGGCGGCAGCGGAACAACAAAACGCCGCCACCCCTCTAGCTATCGGATCAGAATAGCAATTTGGCTACCATTGCGGCAGTGAGCGTTCCGGGTGTCGCGGTCGCGGTTTGAGCGATGCGGACATAACGGCGAGTTCCAGCAGGGAGGCGGAAACGAACGGTCTTAGCGGCTGCACCTGCACCACCCGCGCCCGTTTGCGTGGTTGTGATGAGTGGATCAACAGCTGCGAAGGTCACGCCATCGGCGGAGTCCTGCAAGGTGTAGGTTACAATTTTGCCGTCCGTGAGTTGAGCGGTTAGCAATGCTGGAGCGTCAAGGCCAAACACAACGTCTTCGATGTCGCCGCCCACAACCTGTTCAAGGTCGAAGGATGCGGTGTTTGCACCTGCGGCAAGCAGAGTGACGGTCGAGACGTAGTTTTGATCTTGCTGGTTGCGATTGAATTCGTAGGCCATGATATTTTATTGGGCGAGGGTTTCGGTGTCCAAGATGGAGTTGGTGACGATGATCGGCAGGCCGTTGGATTCGGTTGGGAATCCAGAAACCAAGCCGGTAACAACTTCAGTTTTCACGTTCGGAGTGATCGTGCGGCTGATAGCGAGTTGATAGGCGGAGCGAGGACTCATGAGGATATGAGTCGGACGCGAGCCGAGTGGCATGCGGCGGAGCGCGTCAAGAATCTTGCCATCGGTGACGCCTTTTCCGGTGTCTTCGGTGAATTTCTTGAGGCGGGCGACGGCGTGCTTGTTGACGCACTGCAAACCAACGCGAGCGGTAAGGTCTGCAATAAATGCGGCGAAACGCTTGCCTGTCGAATCGGCTGCATCACCTTCGCGGAATGCGG